CGCACTCAAAGCAACAAGCCAAACACTAGTTGAACCACCATGTTGCTCAAAAGGTTTTGAAAACATGCTCTCCAACTTATCTAACACACACGTAACCAATCCAGGAAACATATGACGCAATATAGTCGCTGACAAAATGATTAAAGCTTCAGAACTCCAACCCAACTTGTAACAATATGATAGAGTCAAAACATCAAGAATCATTTGCACGAGAAAATCCCTATTCTCGACAAACCAATTCTTAGCACCTTGCACAGCATCAGAAACGACTTTTCCAATAGACTCAGTAAATATACTACTGATAGCTTCTACAACTTGCTTTCTCATACTCTCAGTGTAATTCTTAACTTTCTCCCAAATATTAACACTGGGTGGTGTACTGAATGGTATCGATCCATCATCTGGTATCGAAGGATCAGGTGGTGGGGGTTGTTTCAATTTCCACTGTTCATCACGTATCTCATCATAAAGCTCACGCGCTTTAACCTTATTCTCTCGGAAAACACGGAAAACATTAACAACATTCTCGTCCGTCATGTTGATCCTAAACATAGCCTTTTCACATAAAGGTATATAATTACAACTCAACACAGTGTAAACATCAACACGAAAACTTTCAACAAGATTCATTAGGGGGTCATTAAACTCAGTCACTCCTTCACGAGCGCATTGAGCTAATTCACACCAACCCCACTTGGATATGTCAGGTGCTTCCTTCAATACAAGGAAAAACTTCTTACGATCCAGCAATTTGAGCGCATCACCATTCTTTTTATAGTTACTATTCCCAGTAACTAAAGTGACACACTCCTTATATTGCTTAACTTGCTCAGCTGTTAACTCATTATTATCGAGTTTAGGGGCTGAGCTCCCGTTCAATTTAACATTATCAGAATTCGATGTGGCTCGATTCTGAGTCTTCTTAGTTTTCCATACATTTCCATTATCTCCATGTTGTTCAAAATTTTCCCCACTAAGGGTGAAATTATAATTGGGATCACGTACTAAAGTGCGATTATCAACATCTGGTTGCATCACCCTCCCTGGGTGAGTAATTCGATGTACACGATATATAGGA